ACAAAGAGCATTTGATAATTTACCAAATGGTGATAGACTAGTGGGCGAAAGTGAACAAGGCGAGGCTGTCTACGAGGACAGAGAAAGTGGGGATTTATATGAAGAAAGATAAGGGTTCACCCAGCGAGTTGGACAAAAATTCCTGGGATAAAATGGTGGACTTTACATTGGGGTTTGGATATATGATATTATACTTATCCATATTCAGTATAGTTCTGTTAATGATAAAGGATATAATGATATGAAATACATAGTGAATACTTGGGAAACTTTACATTGTCGTTATGAAGTAACAGCAGTAAGTAAGGAAAATGCGTGGACTAAATGTCTTAACAACGAGGCTAAACAAATAGAAAAAATATGGTTGGACAATGGCACATATATCGTTGAGCCATTTATAAAGGACAAGAAGGAAGTTGTGTTTGAGCCTGACGCACAAGCTCTGCTTCCTGGGAATGTATTGGACTTTCAACAAAGTGTTGACAAGCTGAAAAAAAAGAAAAAGAAATAACAATAAAGTGTTGACGAGATGGGATTATTATGTTAAGATATAGGGTGACTTATGAAAAGTAGTGAAATGGATTTGGTGAAGATCGAATGGATAGATGCAATGAGTGATGACAATACTTGGCAAGATGTAAAAGAATTAAAGGCACAGAAGTTAAGACCCGTAGAATTTGTGGGTTGGATTCTTACGCAAGACCAGGATAAAGTTATCACCATCTCTTCCTTTGATGANGAATCACAGATGGGTGGGGGTGGCACAACCATTCCTCGTTCTTGCATAGTAAGAATGATACAGTTAAAGGAGGCAATATAATATGAAAACTTTAAGCGATCCATATAAGGTAAGACTATTTACTTATGGAACTTTAAAAAAGGAAGGACGACTGGCGGCCCTGTTGAGTGACGGAAAATTCCTGGGAGAATACTATACATTGCATTCGGTATTTGATTTAGTAGACTACCATAACGCATTCCCTATCGCTTATTTAAAAAGCAAAGAGGGAATGTCAATCAAAGGAGAGTTGTATGAAATAGATTTAAAATCAATAGACATAATTAATCGTATGGAATCTAACGCAGATTACACACCTATAATTGTGGACATTGTAAATGAAGAAGGCTTGTTGACAAACGCAATGATGTTTGTTAATATTACAGATGAGGAACAGATGAAAGCTGTAGGTTTTACTCAAAGAAATATAGTAAATGAGAAAGGACACAAGGAGTGGATAAACTAGGAGGGGTATTAAGTATGATAGCTGTCTATGGGTTCTGGTTTTTAGGGGCGATAAGTTTCTTCTTTACACCAAACATCTTGACATTTTTCTTCTTATGCTTTATGTGTTATATAAGCACAAACTTTTTTAAAAGGAGTAGCAAATGAAAAAGAAAATTAAAAAAAAATGGAGTAAAGGTATAGGTCCTCGTGCAATATACGGGGTTCGGGAGGAGAAACTCCTGGACAAGGAGTATGTTTCTGACAGTTGTCCTATGCCAGAAGAATTAGACCGACAAGATTTAGATGATATGCATCTTGACGAAGACGATTACGAATTACAGCAGGAGAAAATGTATGGTGTGGAATCCGAAAACAGTGAACCTATCCCTCTCGATAGATATTTCAAACGCATTAGATAAGGCAGTTGAATATCTGGACAGCAGTGATAGAGAAGAATCATCTGTTAACATAAAAACAACTCAACCTTTTGCTTTGCGTATGCGTATATACAAATATGTAAAAGCATACAAGGAACAGATGAAGGGAAGAGAGGAAGTAGATGAAAATAAATATAATCATCTGCTTGTTAAGGCAACAGATAATGAGGTCATTATATCTAGTGTCTTGGAACGGGAGGACTTAACTTTAGTGACGGAAAGTGGAGAAACTTTATGAAGAATCAAGCAGAAATGGATAAGATATTTCAAGAATGCATCGAGGAGATGAGGAAACCAATCATGGATTTGGCAAAGAAATATTCTACACCTCTCATCAACGGAGCAATGATTGAATTGGGATTGCGTATGATGTTAATGGATAGTGGTACGACCAACACGCTGCACATGTTTAGCAGCACAGTAGCTGCAATCCTGGAGAAGGGTCCCTTGGTTGAAGCCTTTGCAGATGGACACGACCTAGACGAATTTGATTGGCTTAAGAATGGNAACCTATTAAAACCAACGATACATTAATGCATAAGAAAATAATTTTATTATTATGTGTGCTTATGTTAAGTGGCTGTGCCTTTATGGTTGCAAAGGAGACAGCAAAGGTTATTGATATTATAACAGAGGAAAAGCCAAACCTTACCAAGAAGGAAAAGATACTGAAGAAACAAGAACGCAAGATGAAATCAAACAAGAAAAAAGCAAGGGAATTTTATTGCAGTAAGGTAAAAGATCCAATCAAGTGTGATGAATAAGAAAAGAAATCCAATGGCACAAGAAGTGCAAGAACTAAAGCATTTTATAGCTGTACAAAGTGAACGAATAAAGCATTTGGAAGAAAAGCTAAGGTTTTTGCGTGATTTTAATAATAAACTCAATTATAACAAAGCTAAAGTGTTAGCAAAGAATAAAAAACAAGGGTGGGAAGACAGCATATATTATGGACAAAAGAATTATAGGGATGTATAAGAAAAGAAATCCAATGGCACAAGAAGTGCGAACACCCAAGTATCGCAAGAGGGTGGTCGAAGATAAACGAAGAAAACATATAACCAATGATGACTATTGGATTGTCTCTAGCCATGAAGGTGTGGAGACATATGTAAGGAGAGAGAAACAAGATGAGCAAAGCCGACTTAAAAAGAAAAAAGCATAAGGGTCGTAGAAAAGTTGGGTCAGTAAAGAGACGCAACCGAAGACGCATAAGGCTTGGATTGAAAGTGAGAAGAAAGAAATGAGTTTAACTGATATGATTATCATATCCGTGGTGGGTATGATAATACTTTACTACTACTACAACAAAAGGAGATGAGAGAATGAAACCAACAACATTAAAAATGAGACGATTTGAAAAAGTAAATAAACTTATAAATAATTTATTTGATTTGAAAAAGAATTTTGAGAGTTGCGAATTTGGTGCAACGGAAGTAGCAAAAGATAAATCAATCGGCAAAGATAATATAGAATTATTAAAAGCTGTAAGTACTATCGCCAAATATTCTACAAAACAAGTAACTAGTTTATATAAAAAATTAGAGAGTTTGATATGAAATATGATATAACGACTTCGCATATGCACACGCAGCATTGGATTGTCGAAGCTGACAGCAAAGACGAAGCCGAGAAAATTTTAAAGAACGCACAACTTGTATGGCAAAAGGAAAAGAGAATATACATAATGAATAATCCAAGCGAGAAGATTAAGTCTGGATTAATCACGAGTCCCGACGCTATCGTCCGGGCGATCAACTTAGTTCCTGGACAAACCGAACCCAATGTTACTACATTGGCAAGACCTAATACAATAGACGAACTTGATGGAGAGGAGTAAGCATGTCTAAAGAAAAAGAAGAAGTACAAGAGTTGGAAATTCCCGTAGAATTATTGGAAAAAGATCCAATAGAACTAGCCGAGAATGATGACGACATAAATGAAATCGTTAAATATTTAAGGGCGACCCGGGAAAATATTCGTGCAACGGAGAGTGCAGGTAAACGCATCACCTCCAAAGCGGCGAGAACAAAACCGAAACAGTACAAGGAAGACCCACTAGCTATGCTTGTAAAGGAGGCGTAATGGAACAACTAGATAGATTAAAAAAGTTTATACTCCAAGACGGCAAACCNATTCAAAAGATATGGGATACGTCTAGTCTATCATCATTCCTTTCATGCCCCCGTTTATATAATTACACAAACTTGCAAGGATATAGGTCAAAGATTTATGGTATGGCGACGGGCTTCGGCTCTGCTGTGCATATGGGATTTGAAGTACTCGATGCAGAAAAGTGCAAGGGTTCAACAAAGGATCAGGCTGTGGTATCTTCCATCAAGGCTGTACTCCTGGAATATGGGGAAGCATTATCCCAGGCAGAAGACAAGGCACGTGGTCTGACATCAGTCCTTCGTGCAATAGTATGGAGAGCCGAAGAATATTGGGAAGACTTATTTGAAATAGCTACCATGCCAGACGGAGAGCCATGTCTTGAGCAGAGGTTTGAAGTTCCGTTCGGTAATGGCTATAGATTTTCTGGTCGCATAGATAAGATAGTTCAGTTAGATGGCAAACTTTATTTGTGTGATGTGAAGACAACAAAGAGTACACTCAACTCCAATTACTTTAGTAACTTCATGCCGAACAACCAGGTATTCGCATACCTCTGGGCCGCACGGGAAGTTCTTGGCTTGGATATAGTGGGGTTTATTGTGGACGCAGTGCAAACGGGAGTTCATTTCACAAGATTCAATCGCAGTGTATACAACGTACCGACAGATTTAATTAAGGAATGGTATGAAGACGCATTGCATACTTTAGATACGTCAACTAATTATTTTAACAAGCAATATTATCCAGCGGATTTCACTGCTTGTAATAACTATGGCGGCTGTCGATTCAAGGAGGTGTGCAGCGCATCACCGTCCCGGAGAAACTTATTCCTGGATAATGACTTTGAAAAAGAACCACACCCCGATTTAAAGGAGGCTTATGAAAAAGCAAACGCATAACATGAGACAAGGTAAGCGAACCAAAGAACCACCATCGTGGTACTATGACCCTCGTTTTTTAACTAGAGTAATTTTTGTTCTGGTACTGCTTAATTTAATAACACAATGCGGAGGACAATGATATGACAATGACAGATGTATTATTAATAGCAATCTTAATGTCTAATATTGGAGTAGGATTTTTAATCTACGCTTTGGGAAAAATAATATTAGAAAAGAGTTGACACGGATTTAAAAAAATGTTACAATATAAACTTTACAGGAGAGACGAATGGCAAACATAAAAAATCACAAGTCATCTGACTATACAAAGTTATTACTCGTGGGAGATTCGGGGTCTGGTAAGACTTCGGCTTTGGCGGCATTAGCAAATGCAGGTTATAACTTACGCATATTAGATTATGATGACGGCTTATCTATTCTCCCTGAATTTCTAAATAAGGACGCAGTTAAACGCGTGTCTTATGTTACATTAAAAGATGCTCTCGGACAAGCAAGTGCTTTTCGCAAGGGTGTTCAATTAATTACGCAGTGGAAAGATGGAGATGAAGATTTCGGTCCCGTTAAATCGTGGACTAATAAAGATGTTCTTGTTATAGACAGCTTGACATTGATGGGCGAATCAGCTTTGCGTGGTGCTTTGGTTTTTAATAATAAAAAACCAACAGACCAACCTACTCAACCCGAGTGGGGAACAGCGGCGCGTGATGTCCAACATATCATACAGTATATAACGGGCTCGGAAGTTCCGTGTAATGTAGTAGTTACTACTCATATGCAGTACATGGAGGGAGACTTAGGTGTTTCCAAAGCATACCCGACAAGTGTTGGTTCTAAATTATCTACTAAGATAGGACGATACTTTAATTGCGTGTGCCGAATAGACACTAGGGCTTCAAGTAAAGGAGTGGAACGCACACTCCGAACGGTATCAGATCATAAGATGGATTTAAAAGTAACAGCACCTAAATTATTAGAGGCTAATTACGAATTGGATTTAGCAAAATTATTTGATGCTATTCAAAAGAACGCGAAAAATAAATTAACAAATAATACAGGAGGTAAAACCAATGTCTGATGTTAATGACTTTTTAAGTATGACTCCAGGAGACGTGCCTGAGTCAGTTACCTTGCCCGAAGGCAGTTACGATTTCACCATTACATCTTATCGTTCCGATAGGGTGGGTGAAAACCAAACTCCTTTGGTAAGGATTAACTGCAAGGCAGTTGGAATCATACAATCTGATCTTACTGATTCAGATTTATCCAATGCTGAACCAACTCGAATAGAGTTTTGGGCAACACCAAAAGCAATGCAACAAAATAATCCTGCATTGTCACTAAAGGCTTTCCTAGTGAAGGCACTTGACATGGGCGATAAAGCATCGTTCGGCGAATTGCTTGAGCAAGCAATCGGTCAAACATTTAGTGGTGTTGTGAAACACGAGATGGTCGGCAGAAATAAAGACATACTTGTAGCGTCCGTAAAACGCGTTATTAAGAAGTAGTGTCTTTATGAGTGAGTACGCAGTCAATAAAAGAATAGAGTCTCGCAAACCTAAATCAGTCAAGGATTGCAAGATTGCTTTTGTATTCGAGTACCCTACTAACAGTGAAACAATCGCTAATAAAATCCTGCAAGGGGGCACGGGAAAATTATTCAGCGAACTTTGTGACATTGCCAAGATAGACCTCGACGACTGCTTGCTCACTCACACCATACAACTAAAGCCCCACCAAAATGACACTCAATATTTTTTTCACAAGCGAAAAGAATATAAAGCCTTAGGTAAAGAGAATGAGTGGCGATCAAGTTTACCACCAAAGAAAGAGGGATACCTTAAGAAAAAATTTGAAGATGAAATAGTACGTTTGCACAAAGAGATTGAGGACGTTCAACCCAGGGTGATCATTCCTATGGGCTCCTTGTCTTTGTGGGCATTGACAGGACTAGATAAGATTGGTACATATAGAGGCGCAACCTTCACAACCTCATTGCGTCATTCTGACCTACACAACTATAAGATTGTACCAACCTATAGTCCTGTCTCTGTTCTTAAAAATTTTAAATGGCGACCACATTTCGTAGCTGACTTACAGAAAGCACAAAGAGAATCCCTCTCCACGCAATTACAACACACAGACAGAGATGTATGGATTGAACCTACACTTACTGATCTGGATGAATTTGAAAAAAAATTTATCAGTGAAGCAAATCACGACAACCCTCTCGCATTTGATATTGAAACAGCAGAAGGCTCTATTGTTTGTATAGGCTTTGCACCCAACCCTACTACTGCAATGGTTGTTCCTTTTCGTGATGAGAACAAAGAATTAAATAATTACTGGTCTGCTACTAATGAAGTCGCAGCCTGGTACTGGGTAAAGAAAATCCTGGAAAACGAAAAGATTGTTAAGGTGGCACAGAATCAATTATATGATGTGTCATGGTTAGCATACAAGATGAAAATACATGCCAAGGGTATCATTCATGATACCATGCATGCTCAACATTCATTACAACCAGAACAGGAAAAAGGTTTGGCTTTTCTTGGCTCTATATATACAAATGAGAGTGCTTGGAAAACCTTAGCCAAGTTTTCAAAGAGTACTAAAGCAGATGCATAGATGTAATGAAACAATCACAATTGTTTTCGGTCAAACCGTTGCCCGAAAATGTAAAAGACGTAGAGAATTTAATCTCTCTATGGCGAGCAGTTTTAGATCAAGCCGCCCAAGACTTCGCCTATAAAGGCAAGTCGGAAGATGGTTTGCGAAATAAAGAAGACGTAGAAAGATGGTTAAAGGATAAGAAAGAGGAGTTTGAATTGGTGTGTTCACTAGCGGAAGTAGATCCCGAACGGGCACAAAAAGAATTTATTAGATACAGAGAGGGAGAGTATGATAGAAACAAAAAGAACCTTAGACTTTCTAAGAGACGCAATGACATTAGTTGAAGGTGACAGAGCCTCAGAATATGGAGACAAAGTTATTAATCACAATAACATTGCTAAGTTATGGTCAGCCTATCTTGACCACCCACTCACAGGACATGAGGTCGCTGTGATGATGTGCTTATTAAAAATAGCAAGAACTAAATTAGGTAAGAGAACCCGGGATACCTACGCTGATGGTGCGGCGTACATGGCTATCGCAGGGGAGATACAGGAGAAACTAAATGGCGAGGATAATCCGAAACACGAATTTAAAGAAAGAGAACCTCAATAAGGAACAGTCGTTATGGGTGTATTGCGGTCTTGATTGTGAAATAACAACAGAAGTTTGGAATAAATTATCCCCCCAACTAGACAACCATACTAAAAACACTTACGAATTTGAACGCAGTTGCTTGGGACCTGCCATCTCTATGGTATTGCGGGGTCTTCGAGTGGATGAAAGGGCGGTTACAATCATACGTGCCCCCTTGAAAAAGAAAAAGCTTAAGCTCGAACGCATGCTTAACTTGTTCGCGAACGCAGTATGGGATAAGAATTTAAATCATAACAGCCCTTACCAATTAAAAGAAATCCTTTATACATATTTAAATCTTCCAGAGGAAATTAAGTATGGCAAAGGTGAATCAAAAATTTCCACAGATCGCAATGCTCTCGAACATTTGAGTGAAGAGTATCCTCGTGCCCGTCCATTTTGTAAAACCATCATGGCATTGAGAGATGTTGATAAGATGTTAACAGTGTTGGCTTCAAAGAGGGATGATGATGGTCGCATTCGTTGTACGTATCAAGTGGCTGGCACACAGACGGGGCGGTGGTCTTCAAAGGAATCTCCTTGGGGTACAGGAACTAATCTTCAAAACATTACAAAGGATTTGCGGGCTATTTTTATTCCCGATCGTGGACGCATTATGTTTTATGCTGACTTGCAGGCGGCGGAATCTAGGGCAACGGCTTATCTGTCTGGCGATGAAGGATATATAAACGCGGCGGAAAGTTCTGATCTCCATACGGAAGTGGCTAAAATGGTATGGCCTAACTTGGGTTGGTCGGAAGACCAGGAACAGAACAGGGAGCTGGCGGAGCAACCTTACTTCGGCAACTATACATATCGTGACGTATGCAAGAGGGCGGGTCATGGCACTAACTATGGTGCGTCTCATACTACCGTATCAAGAAACATTAAGATCAAAGGTTCACAAGCCAAGCGATTTCAATTATTATATTATGGTGGGGTTGAACCATTGAATAATTTAAACAGATGGCATAAGCAAGATAAACGTGGAGGCTTCGAGGAACTCATAGAGATGGGGGAAGTAATTGGAAGTGGTGCGCAACAGCTTGTGAAAGTAAAGGGGGCATTTCCTGGGATTAGGTCATGGCATGATGAAGTTGTAAAAGAATTACAGACGACGGGAAATTTAATAACACCCTTTGGTAGACGCAGGCAATTTTGGGGTAGGCTAGATGATGAGCACTATGCTCGGAAAGCTATAGCCTATCTTCCGCAATCTTTGGTTGGGGATATATTGAATCTTGGGTTGTATAGAATATGGAAAGAGTTATTTGAAGATGGTGTGGAAATATTAGGACAGGTGCATGACGCAGTGTTGGGTCAATGCCCCATTGATAAAGTTGATATGTTAATTCCTAAAGTATTGGATTGTTTGAATAATCCTATTGAAGTTAAAGGAAGGAAAATGATGATACCTTCGGACGCAGAAGTGGGAGATTCATGGAAAAATTTGAGGAAATGGAATGAGAAGAAATAAAGATTTTATACACGCATGTGCGCAACCAGTTAAGGGTTCACCTATTCCTCATAAGTTTGCTACGTGGTCAGCAATTTCTGCAGTGGCGGGAGCATTGGGTCGCAAGTGTTGGTTCTCCATGCCCAACTATGACGTGCGTCCTAATTTATTTATAGTATTGGTCGGTCCCCCAGGAACAAATAAATCAGTGTCCTTAATCTTGCCCTTTTCTAAAGTCTTTTCTAANTTGACTACACCTGTGGGAACAAAGGAAGATGATGACGAATTTAATAGTGGACTAACTCAGTATGGGTTGAAGACTTATCCCTTGTATCTTATCCAAGATAAAATTACTCCCGAAAAATTAGCAATGGAAATGCATAAGACTACTAGGTTGGATTACAGAGTGGGTACAGTAAGGGATGGTTTGTTTTATGATTCATCTATTACTATGACGACTTCAGAGTTTGGTACATTTATGAGCAGGCATTATCAATACTTGCAAATGTTTATGACTGACATGTGGGATAGTAAAGAATCTTATAGTCATCAAATTAAAACGGGAGCTTCACAATTTATAAAAGGTCCTTGTTTAAATTGGATAGCATGTGCAACACCTCAACAATTCATCGATCATTTACCAGAGGATGCGGCATCGCAAGGATTATTATCTAGGTTCTTACCTATCTACCATGAAGGGGAAAGGATACCTCAAAGTTTATTACAGGAAAAAGTGAATGATGATACGTTGGAAGATTTGAGATATGATTTAAGTCTCATAGCTAGTATTCATGGGAAGTTTATATTTGATGAAGAGGCTAAAGAAGTGGCGGAAAAAGATATAAAGATATTCATTCCACCTGAATCTAAAGATCCTAACATGACTGAGTATAATCAACGTAGGGTTTCCCATTTTTTGAAGGTAGCTATGTCTGTTAATGCGTCACGGATTGGCAATAGAATTATAACTTTAAGTGATTGGGAAAGAACAAAAGAGATTATGTTTGATATGGAAGATAAAATGCCTAAGGCTTTAGAAGGATTTGGCAGGAGTAAAACGGGGAAAATTGCTCATGATATGAAGGAATGGTTGGAGACTACCATCTTTAACAATAACCGCACTCACGTGCCTCTAAAGAAGTTTAAACACCAACTATTGAACAAGACTACCGCTCCAAGTGAGATGACTCAATACCTACAAGCAATGCAAGATGCGGGATATATCCGTGTTACAGATGAATTGGTTTCTTTATGCAGAAAAAGCGCAACATAATTCGAGGTCTAAGATGGGCTAAAGCCCTTGATGGACGACCTAATTTTCTAACCTCGCCGAAGATTAAGGGAATCCAAAGGGCTGGGCTCATCTATGAGAACAGAATAGCAAATTATTTACAGGCTATATATGGTAAGGATGTCATACACGGGCAGTGGTACTCATTTGAGGACAGGAGAGGACTTGGCTGGTGTCAGCCAGATATTATAATCCTGCCCAATCGCAACCGCAAATATATCCTGGTTATAGAATGCAAGTTAAAGGCTACGAAGAAAGCTTGGGTTCAATTGAATTATTTATATCGTCCCATATTGGAACGACTTTATCCACAGGTTGATATAAGATTAGTGCAAGTAGTTAAGAATTTAAATAAGAATTTAAAATTGCAAATGCTTGATAATGTGGAGGATATGTTCTCCCAGGAAAAACAATTTGAGTATGCTACATTATTTTTAAGGGCATTGGTATGATTAGTCTGGACAACGGATCAAGAGTATGCTATACTAAAACTTTCACATAGGAGTAAGATGATACAACCACCAACCATAGATAAGTCACGCAATAATTTAATAACAAATTTTGGTAAGGCTGTCCTTCAAGACAGATACATGATACCAAAAGAGAAGAGTCCCCAGGAATCTCTGGCACGAGCTGCTGTAGCATTTGCAGACTCAGATGCCCATGCAAAAAGATTATATGATTATGCGTCAAAGTTATGGTTTATGTTTTCCACTCCCATCTTATCCAATGGTGGAACAAACAGAGGATTACCCATCTCATGCTTTTTAAATTATGTACCAGATTCACGAGAAGGATTGGGTGAACATTATTTAGAAAACATTTGGCTATCAAGTTCAGGCGGTGGCATAGGAGGATATTGGGGNGACATTCGTTCACAAGATCAATCAACAAGCAAGGGAAATAAAACTACGGGTGTCATTCCATTCATGCATGTAGTGGACAGTCAGATGGTAGCTTTCAATCAAGGCTCAACAAGAAGAGGTTCATATGCAAGTTACATGGACATATCTCATCCCGAAATTATAGAGTTCATTGAAATGCGCAAGGCTAGTGGCGGAGACATTAACAGAAAAAATATGAATCTTCATCATGCCGTTAACATACCCGATAAATTTATGAAGTCATTGGAGAAAGATGAGATGTGGAAACTCATTGACCCTCATAATAAAAAAGTCATACGGGAAATTAAAGCAAGACATTTATGGATTAAATTATTGGAGACGAGAGTTAATACGGGAGAGCCATACATTATGTTTATTGATACGGTTAATAAATATTTACCAAAAGAATTAAAGAAACTTGGGTTAAAGGTTCATCATTCCAATCTTTGCAGTGAAATAACTTTACCTACAAACCAGGAACGAACAGCAGTGTGCTGTTTGTCAAGTGTTAATTTAGAATACTATGATGAATGGAAAGATGACCCGCAATTCATTGACGACTTGATGCGTATGCTGGATAATGTTCTTACTTACTTCATAAGAAATGCCCCCTCTCATTTATGGAGAGCAGTGGCATCAGCTAAAGCGGAACGTTCAGTTGGATTAGGGGCGATGGGATTTCATTCTTACTTGCAACGAATAGGCATAGCATTAAATAGTCCAATGTCTTTTGGAATTAATAAAAATATATTTAAACATATGTATGACAAGGCATTGGAATCAAATCTTTCTTTAGGTAAAGTAAGAGGAGAGCCTAGTGATTTAAAAGGAACAGGAAAAAGATTTGCTCATATGATAGCCATAGCACCCAATGCAAGCAGTTCAATTATATGCGGGGGAGTTTCCCCTAGCATAGAACCATTGAGGGCTAATGCTTTTACACAAAAAACTATGAGTGGTTCATTCCTAGTTAAGAATAAATATTTAGAAAAACTATTAGAAAAAAAGGGGTTGAATACAAAAGATGTTTGGAAAAAGATTATCGCTAATAAGGGATCGGTTTACCATATGGATTCTTTATCTATAATTGAAAAGAATTTGTTTCGTACAGCAATTGAAATTGATCAAGTCTGGTTGGTGGATCTTGCAGCTGAAAGGCAAAAGTACATCTGTCAGTCGCAGAGTCTTAACTTATTTTTTCCGCCAGACGCTAACGTTAGACGATTAAGTAACATACATAGACGTGCGTGGGATAAAGGATTAAAGACTTTATACTATTGCAGAAGTGAAGCAATCAAGAGAGCGGAAAATATTTCCGTTAAGGTGGAAAGAAAAGTTAGGGAGGACAGCAAAGATGAAGAAGATTGTATCATGTGTCAAGCCTAATGCTTAGACATTTAGATTTATTTAGTGGCATTGGTGGTTTTAGTTTAGGATTGGAATCAACAAGTGGATTTGAAACAGTGGCATTTTGTGAGATAGAAAAATTTCCTCGCAAAATTTTAAAAAAACACTGGCCACATGTTAAACAATATAAAGATATAAAGGAGTTAACGAATGAACAACTGGAAACAGATGGAATTATTCCCATCGACATTATCACGGGAGGCTATCCTTGCCAACCATTCTCCGTCGCAGGTAGCCAACGCGGTGAAAAAGATAAAAGACATCTCTGGCCAGAAATGTTTAGACTTGTCAAGGAATGCAGGCCGACTTGGGTNATTGGAGAGAATGTTGGTGGCCACATTAAACTCGGTCTTGACACCGTACTTGAGGACTTGGAGAGTGAAGGTTACTCCACGAGGGCGTTTAGTATTTCAGCTTCTAGC